ACAGCCCTCTACCATCAGCTCCATGACCCCCAGAGACCGCCTGAACTCGCTGGTCGAATCAGCCGCTACTTCCGTCCAACCGACCTGCCACACGCTCGCTGATGGCTCCGTTCGCGTCTGTATCGGCAATACCTGCGGCACCGTATCCTCCCATCACCTCGTCACTCCTAAAATCAATCAGCTGCGCCAGTCTGCTGGCACGGTTGACTGATAAGCAAAATCGCCGTACACTGTTTAAATCCTTTACTACTTGAATACTTGACAACAATTAACAATCTTAAGGGCGACCAGAAAAATGCCCGCAAGCGAACTGATCGCTCAGCTATGTTAATCAAGGAGTCGTTACAACGCTACGGGGCTGCACGTTCAATCGTCATTGACGAAGACAATCGAATTCTTGCTGGCAATGGAACTGTAGAAGGTGCCAGAGCGGCAGGCATAACAAACGTAAGAATTATTGAAACTGATGGTGATGAAATTATAGCGATTCGACGCAAAGGGCTCTCTGAAGATGAAAAAGTCGGTTTAGCATTAGCAGATAATCGTACAGCAGATTTGTCTGAATGGGATCAGGAAATGCTGCATCGCCTTTCCGAGCAGCATGACATCTCTACTTGGTTTAACAATAATGACCTCGAAAACATATTCACTGGTCAATCCGAGCAAGTCGCACCGCAAGACTTCGATGAGGTAGATGAAGACATAAAGACTGAGCATCGGTGTCCCTCTTGTGGCTATGAATGGAGCGGTAAATCCTCATGACTAATGTGCCTTTAAGGACAATTTTTCAAGAAATCCTTAAACCCTTGCCGGCGAACTTAGCTGTTGCGACCTCAGGCGGCATTTCTTCAGCTGCTCTTTTGGCATCAGTTATTGAAGCAAACAAAACACCAACTGTCCTATCTTTTACCTTTGAAGGGCACTACTCCACTGACTTTATTCTTGCGGAAAGGCTGGCAAAATTCTTTAATGCTAAGTTCACCCCTGTATTTCTTCCTACAGATGAAGCAGAGATACTTACAACAATAAGGCATCTAACTAAGCGTCATAATCTTAAAAAGAAAGCAAGAATCGAGTGCGCTTTCCCTTTTGTTTATTTAGTTGAAGTTTTGAAATCTCTAAAAATAAGCACGCTAGTAACAGGTCTCTGCGATGACGGACATTTCGGGCTGTCAAAGAAGGCTATGATTCATTATCGTGAACCGCAAGAAAAATTTGATGCTTTCCGTTGTGATTACTTCTCAGACCCTGATGCTGCTGGGCGCAAAGGGATAACAAATATCTGCAAAGACGCGAATGTGAACATCGTGAACCCTTTCTATGACTCAAGGGTCTTCAATCTATTTATTGGGCGCTCTTGGGATGAGCTTAATAAACCACGACAAAAAGAGGCTATTCGTAGAGAATATCCTGAGCTTGATCAATTTAACATCCCGAAGCATTCAAACTTACAGCTAGGGGACTCTGGTATTGCTCAACGCTTAGGCGCTGCAGCGATGGCAGCTGTGCCTGGAACACAAAGCGCTATCGCTGCTTACAATCGTATTCGCACTCAGCTGTGAAACCTCCTTACTGCATTCCATCAATGCAAGACATTTCTGCTTTGCCATGGAATGGGTACAAAGTTGCCTCTACCTTTTCCGGCGGCGGTGGCTCCTGCCTTGGTTACCGTATGGCAGGCTATCGTGTCGTCTACGCAAACGAGTTTATTTCTGAAGCCCGCAAAACCTATAAAGCTAATCACCCAAATAGCTATCTTGACGATAGTGATATCCGTGAACTGACTCCAGAACAACTACTTGATCGCGCAGGGGTGATGCGAGGTGAACTAGATATTCTAGATGGTTCACCTCCGTGCTCAGCTTTTTCTACAGCTGGTTTGCGTGAAAAAGGATGGGGCAAAGTTAAATCTTACTCAGACGGTGCGCAACGTGTAGATGATCTTTTCTATGAATATGCTCGTATTCTTAGCGGTACACAACCTAAGGTTTTCATCGCAGAAAACGTAAGCGGCTTAGTAAAAGGAACAGCAAAGGGGTACTTCAAGCGAATTCTGCAAGCCCTGCGTGATTGTGGCTATAACGTTTCCTGCCGTGTTCTAGATGCACGTTGGCTAGGTGTTCCGCAAATGCGCAAGCGTACAATTTTTATTGGTGTGCGTAATGATCTTGGAATTGATCCTGTTCATCCAAAGCCATTGCCTTATAGTTATACTATTGCCGATGCTTTAGTAGTACCGCCTAAAGACAATACTGCTAGAGCATTAAGCACTGAAAGCGAAACATACAGGCTTTGGGTAAATACCAAAGCAGGTGACACCCTTGGAAATACTTGTAAACGCCTTTCAGGAAAAAACAGCTTTATGACGCATTGCAAACAATCTCCAAATCATTCAGCTAATACTGTTTTACAAGGGAGTCAGCAGCTCTATCACTGGACTGAGCCCCGTACACTTTCACTCGGAGAACTGCGGCGCATATCCAGCTTCCCTGATGATTTCATATTGACAGGCAGTTTTTCTCAACAGTGGGAAAGAATAGGGCGTGCGGTACCACCTGTAATGATGTCTAAAATTGCTGCTACAGTTGCTACTGAGATCTTGTCAAGATGCTAATGGAAATTCCACGTAATTGGACCTTTGAAAATAAAGACATCGCCCTTGGCTTTGATAAGCATGTCAGGGAACAACTCCCCTGGTACGATCTTGCTACAAATGCACTACAGCATGTAGCTAGACACTACATACCAGAAAATGGCACTGTATATGACATTGGAGCATCAACAGGCAACATCGGTCGTGCTCTTGCTCCTGTAATTCAAGCGCGAAACGCTCGCTTAATTGGTATTGAACCTTCTGAAGAAATGTGCAAAATCTATGATGCCCCAGGTGATATTGTTTGCGCAAAGGCAGAGGATTTTAACTTTGACGCATTTGATCTTGCTGTGCTATTCTTATGTTTGATGTTTATTGAACCCCGTAAACGAATTTTACTTATGAATAAATTGAGATTAAGCTGCAGACCCGGCGGAGCAATTATTGTATTCGATAAACTTGAGCCGTCGAGTGGCTATATTTCCACAATACTTTATCGACTTACGCTTGCAGGCAAAAAAGCTGCTAATGTGTCAGCAGAAGAAATTATTGAAAAGGAGCTTTCCTTGTCAGGTGTTCAACGTCCAATTACTGAAGAACAGCTAGGAGGAAGTTTTGTCAACTGGTTTCGGTTTGGCGACTTCTCTGGCTACATCATTGAAAGACCTGCTTAAAAATGGCACGCATAACTGCTGCAGAAATGGATATACGGTGCAATCGTATCGTGCGCCTTTTGTCTAATGGAGGTTCGCGCTCTGATATCCTGCAATATTCTGCAAACCAGTGGGGTGTCTGTACGAGGACGGCAGATGAGTATCTTGCAAGAGCAAGAGAGGTTATGAAAGAGGATTGGTCAATTGATCGGCAGGCATATACCGCGCAGATTATGGCGCAACTTTCTGCAATTCATAAAGAGGCAATGCGCACTGGTAATTTGAGTGTTGCATTAGGTTGCGTAGCAAGAGCAGCAGCAATAGCACAAATTGGTATATGAGCATCCTTGCGGCGTGTAAAGGCGGCAGTATTCTAGATAGCCCATCTGACTTGTCAGCGTATGATCAAACTGTATTTCAAGGTGTCGTAGCCTCCTTGACAAGTGCTTTGACAGCGCCACAACGTAGCGTCTGGAATTCAAGTAGAAGATTTAAGCTGCTTTGCTCTGGTCGTCGATTCGGCAAAACTTACTTGTGCATAACAAGGCTTATCTGCTGGGCGCTTGAAAAGCCTGGAAGTTTGAACTGGTATGTAACTGCTAATTACCGTATGGCTAAACAAATAGCTTGGAGGCAGCTAAAAGTTATGGCGCCGTCTGAGCTTGTTGTAAAACGCAACGAGTCTGACTTAAGTATTGAATTTGTTAATGGGAGCGTTGTTGCTCTGCGTGGTGCTGATAACGAAGATTCATTGCGTGGTGTTAGCCTTGCTTCACTTGTTATAGATGAGGCAGCTTATGTAAAACAAACAGCATGGGAAATGGTATTGCGCCCTGCGCTTTCAGATCAAGGTGGACCTGCTTGGTTTATTACTACACCCGCAGGGCTTAACTGGTTTCACGACTTATGGGAACAAGCACAAACTCAAGAAGATTGGCAAACGTTTAGTTATACTACTGTTCAAGGCGGAAATGTAGCGACCGAGGAAGTTGATGCAGCGCGGCGCACGTTAGATGAACGCACATTTCGACAAGAGTATTTGGCATCATTTGAAACTTTGTCTGGGCGTGTCTATCCTGACTTTAGCGATGACAATATCTCTGATACTATTCAAGACATTGGCAGTGAAATTTATTGGGGTACAGACTTTAACGTATCTGTTATGGCAGGGGTTCTTGCTAGTCGTGTTGGGGACACCATTCATATCTGGGATGAAATATCTGTAAATCAGTCAAATACAGATGAGGTCTGTACCCTAATAAAAGAGCGCTTTCCAAATCGCCGTATTGTCGCATATCCAGATCCAACTGGCTCTGCCAGAAAAACTAGTTCCGCTGGCAGAACTGATCATGACATCATTCGTCGATACGGGTTCCACTGCGTAAGCCCTAAAGCGCCCTGGTCAGTCAAGGATAAAATAAATGCAACAAACTGGATGATACGCACAGCTGATGGGCATCTTAAACTTTTCATTCATCCACGATGCAAGCATACGATAAAAGCCCTAAAAAATGTGACATATAAACAGGGAGCCGATGACTATGTGATCGACAAAGCAGCAGGCATTGAGCATTGGACGGATGGCTTAGGCTACCTGATTCTTGGAGCCTTTAACCCCTTGTACCAGCAGGCTGGCAAGGGCACTGGGATTAGGGTATACTAAGCAGCGCCCAGCTTTAACACTACCCATGCTGACCGGCTCTGATCTCATCGCCAAGCTCAAAGAATGTGGCGACATGAACAAGTCTGATATTGTCCGCGAGTGCGGCTACATCAAAAACGACAAGCTCTGTTACACCCAATTCTATGAAGCACTGCTGGAGGCTAAGGGACTGCAAATGAATAAGCCTGGAAAGCGGGGTCGTAGTTTGTCTTACAAGACTAAGGTGCTGTTCAATGGCAGTCTAATGATTGGCGAAGGTTACATCCAAGAGATGGGCTTCGTGCCGGGCGATGAATTTGAGATCAAAATCGGTCGCAAATCTGTTACCCTCTCTGCTGTTTAAACTGACTCATAGCCTGCGGGATTAAAAGTGGTTTACACCGGGTTCAATCATTACGACCGACAACTAACCGCCAAGGTCTCGCAGGTCAATGACCCGAACGCAGCGTGGTTTAATCAAGAGCCGCACTGGATTTTGCTAGAAGACCTTGTGGCTGGCACCTATGAGCTACGCCGCCGTCATCGACGTTACCTGCCGCAAGAGCCACGCGAGCAAGACGAAAGCTACGACAACCGCCTAGCCCGTAGCGTCTGCCCACCGTATTACCAGCGCCTTGAGCGGATGCTGGCTGGTATGTTGACGCGCAAGCCGGTCAGGCTAAACGATGTGACAGATCTCGTCCGTGAGCAGCTATTTGACGTAGACCTGCAAGGGAATGATCTTAACGTTTGGA